TTATTCAGTGAGAGAACTGGATTTAAGTCCTATGATGCCATTACTTCTAATGGTGTGGTTGGAATTAAGACTGGACCATACATTATAAGACAAACCGCATACAAGTCGATTGGGTTTGTAACCTAATAAATAACTAAAAAATTACAAAAATGTCTGCCATTATAACTGATCAGATAAGGATATTGAATGCTAAGAATTTTGTAGCCGGATTCAATACGGTTGGAAAAGCATATTATAGTTTCGTCGGACTTCCAAATCCAACGATAATTAATGCTGATTGGAATAATGATCCTCCGGCACCTATTGACAATTTTGCCAATGAAAATTCAACATGGGATACTATAATTGCACTTAAGAAAATTACCTCAGATGATGCTAAACAAGTAGTATCAAAAAATGTCTGGGCGTCTGGTAGAACTTATGATTATTATAGACATGATTATAGCATAAACAATACTCCTAAAAACTCTAACGGAACTTCATTATATTCCTCAAGTTATTTTGTTTTAAATAGCGATTATAGAGTTTACATCTGTCTTCAGAATGGAACTGACCCAGAAAATGTAAATGGAAGACCATCACTGGATGAACCAAGGTTTACTGATTTAGAACCAAGAGCTGCAGGAACCAGTGGTGATGGATATATTTGGAAATATTTGTATACTATCAAACCATCAGACATTGTTAGATTTGACAGCACTGATTACATGCCAGTTCCCTCAAATTGGGAGACTAGCAGTGATGATGCTGCTGTAAGAGATAACGCTGTTGATGGTGGACTTAAAACTGTAATTATCGAAAATCGTGGAGTTGGAATAGGAACTGCAAATAGAACTTATACCAAAGTTCCCATTAAAGGTGATGGTTCTGGGGCAGAGTGTACAGTAACAATTAATAACGATTCAAAAATAGGTGGTATTGTAGTTTCAAATCAGGGATCTGGTTATACTTTTGGTAATGTAGATTTAATTGCAGGAGGTGTTCCCTCTCCTAATGAGTTTCCTGTTTTAAATGTAATTATTCCTCCTAAAGGTGGACATGGTGCGGATATCAATAGAGAACTTGGTGCAACAAATGTTCTTTTATATTCAAGGGTTGAGAATGATGTGGAAAATCCAGATTTCATCACGGGTAATGAAATTGCTAGAATTGGAATTGTAGAAAATCCTTTGGCATTTGGTAGTAATCAAATTTTAACACTAGATAAAGCAAGTGGAGTCTATGCTCTCAGATTAACTGGAGTTGGTTATAGTTCAGCAATTTTTACAGAGGATACTGTTGTTCAACAGACAATTGGTACTGGTGTTACTGCCATAGGTAAAGTTGTTAGTTATGATCAAGTTACTGGTGTTTTAAAACTATGGCAAGAGAGAACTTTTGCAGGATTTACTACTGTTGGAGTTGCACAAACTAATCCCTCATTTGGTTATAATCTAAACAGATTTTCTGGTTCACCAGATACTGGCGGTGCATTGACAATTACTGGAGGAAGCGTAAGTCTCACCCTGGACGACTTCTCAGGTCTGTCAACGGTCATAAATAATAGGACATATTATCTGGGTCAAACTTTTAATAGAGGAGTATCTACTCCTGAGGTTAAACAATTTTCAGGTGAAATAATCTACACTGACAACAGACCTGCCATAACAAGATCTTCAAACCAGAAGGAAGATATCAAAATCATATTGCAATTCTAATCAACCATGGCTCAACAAACCAATCTCAATGTATCTCCATATTTTGATGATTTTGACCCTAATGATAATTATCATAGAGTCTTGTTTAAACCAGGATATCCAGTTCAAGCAAGAGAACTAACTGGTCTACAATCTATTCTTCAAAATCAAATTGAAAGATTTGGTCAGCACTTTTTCAAAGAAGGTGCAAAGGTTATTCCTGGAAACACTGCGTATTCTAGGTCATATCAAGCAGTTGAGTTAAATAATACTCACTTGGGTGTTCCTGTTGATTTTTATATTGATCAACTAGTAGATAGAAAAGTAATTGGTTTAACTTCTGGTGTAACAGCATACGTAAAAAATATATTAAAGTCTGAAAATTCTGAGAGAGGCAATTTAACTCTTTACCTTTCATATTTGTCCTCTGGTGTTCAAGATTCTGAAATAAAAACATTTTTAGATGGTGAACTCTTAGCTACTGACGTTGATATAATTTCTGGTCCATTAAATAATCCATTCATTCCTATTGGAGAATCTTTCTGTTCGACAATTTCCACGAATGCAACATCAACTGGGTCAGCGTTCTCAATTTCAAATGGTGTTTATTTTATTAGAGGTAATTTTGTAAATGTCTCTGACGAAACTTTAATTTTATCTCAATATCAAAATAATGCAAGTGGTAGAGTTGGTCTTAAGGTTTTAGAGGAAATTGTAAACTCAGATACTGATGAAAATCTTACAGATAATTCAAAAGGATTTAATAATTTTGCTTCTCCTGGAGCAGACCGTTTAAAAATTAGTTGTTCTTTAACAATTAAGTCTTTAGATGATTTTAATGATTCTGACTTCATAGAATTAGCAACCATTAGAGATGGTGTGCTTGATTCTCAAGTAAAAAATACAGAATATAGCATTATTGCTGATGAACTAGCACGCAGAACATATGCAGAGTCTGGCGATTATACCGTCATGCCGTTTGATGTGACTGTTAGAGACTCGTTAGACGATGGCGTTAGCACTAATGGGGTATATACAGAAGGAAGATTTACTCAGGGTGGATCTTTAGCATCTGAGGATCTTGCTCTGTATGAAATTTCTCCAGGTAAAGCTTTCGTAAAAGGATATGAAGTAGAAACAATTAATACCACATATCTTGATGTATCAAAACCAAGAACAACTAAAAAACTAGAAAAACAAGAAATTATTTTTAATACTGGAGCAACTTTTAAAACAAATAAAGTTTTCGGTGCACCGACAACAGGAATTGGTAATACTTATATTTTAAGTTTAAGAGATAGGAGAGTTGGATCTAGTTCAGAGACTTTATCTGGAAAAGAAATTGGTCTAGCTAGAGTGTATGATTTTGCACTGGAAAGTGGATCATACAGTGCTACTAATGCGGATGTTAATCAGTGGGATCTTCAACTATATGATATTCAAACATTCTCTCATATGACACTGAATGAACCAATTACATTAACGGTTCCGGTTCATGTCAAAGGAAAATATAGTGGAGCGACTGCATTTTTAAGAGAAAATGTTTCTGTTGGAGCAGCTTTAACAGTATATGAAAGAAGTGGTGATTTTGTACTCAATGAACCACTAATTTTTGATGGTATTGAAAACTCTAGGGTTGCTATTGCAATAACATCTGCTGGAATATCTGATATCAAATCAGTCTACGGTGGTCCAAGTTTACCTGGAGGCATTGGTGCTGCGGTAACATTTACTGCTGATACTGTACTGGATACCTTAGTAAATGTTGGAGTATCTTCAATTACAGCGACAGTTGGTGCTGGTTCTCCTAAAATTACCGCAGCTGCCGCTTCTAATTTTTTATCTAAAGTAAAAGTTGGAAGTATTTTAAAGTTCACAACTACTGATTCTGCTACTCCAATTGGTGCAAGAGTTACTAGTGTTAATGCCGGTGATGTTACTGTCACTGGTGTTACTACAGTTACTGGAGTTTTAGACGGAGATCTCCCACCAACTGCTAGAACAATTAATGATTTAAAAATTGTTGGTACAAAATTATCAGCATCTGCTGAGGATCTTGATGCAAATGCACTGTACACAACAATGCCAAAGCAGTTTATATCTGATGTTGATTTAATTTCTTCTAATATTATAATTAGAAAAACATTCACTGTCAATATTGCAACCAACAAACTTTCTGCTGTAGTTACTGCAGGTGCAAATGAAACGTTCTTGGCGTTTGATGAAGAAAGATATACATTAATCAGATCTAATGGTGCAACTGAGGAATTAACCGCAGATAGATTCTCATTCACTAATGGTGGAAAAGAACTTCAGATTAATAACTTAGGTGCTAATGATACTGGAGCAACTCTTTTTGTAACTTTAAGAAAGTCTAGTTTAAAAGAAAAAATTAAAAGACAGAATAGAGTAAACACTTTAGTTGTTGACAAATCAATCAATTCTGGTGCAGGAACAGGAAGCACAACTTTAAACAATGGTTTGACTTTTGGTAATTTCCCGTTTGGTACTAGAGTTGAAGATGAAAGAATTTCTCTGAACAAACCAGATATTATCAGAATACTTGGTGTTTATGAATCTACAAATACATCTGCAGCATCTGCACCCCAAGCAACATTATCTGCTATAAGCGGTTTTACAGGTAAAACTTCAGATTTAATTGTTGGTGAGTTTATAGTAGGTCAATCATCTGGCGCTAGAGCAGTATATACAGAAAAACTAACTGATAGTCAAATTACATATGTTCCTAGAACTGATATAAACTTCACTGAGGGAGAAACAATAGTCTTTTCTGAGTCAAATATCACTGCAACTCTGACGACATTAAACACTCTTAGTAGAGCAATTTCAAATCACTTTGAATTTAATACTGGACAGAAATCATCTATCTATGGTCAAGGTTTCTTAAAAAGAAAGTCTAATGCGAGACCACCAACTAGACAATTAAAAGTATATTTTGCTAATGCATATTTCGAGGACACTGATGATGGAGATTTAATCACCAAAAATTCTTATGAATCATTCGATTATGATCTTGAGATTCAAACTGTCAATGGAGAAAGAAATACTGATCTAATTGATATTAGACCAAGAGTTTCTGATTATACAGTTTCAGAGAGTTCTAGATCTCCATTGGAATTCTTAGGAAGATCATACAATGGTAGTGGTAATTCTGTAGCAAATATTTTAGCGTCTGATGAATCAATTAACCTTGATTTTTCATTCTATCTTGGAAGATATGATAGAATCTTCATGACAAAAAATGGAAGACTTCAGGTTCAACAAGGTGCTCCATCAGAAAACTTTGAAAGACCAGTTCCACTAGATGACGCATTAGAAATTGCTACAGTAAAATTACAACCATATCTTCTCTCTACAGAGGATGCAACCGTATCTTTCTTAGAGCATAAGAGATATCGCATGTCCGATATCAAAAAACTTGAGGATAGAATTAGAAGTTTAGAATACTATACCACTTTATCTTTATTAGAGGTTAATACTGAGAGTTTATTTGTCGCTGACTCTGAGGGGTTAAACAGATTTAAGTCTGGTTTCTTTGTTGATGATTTTACCACTCTTTTACCACAAGATACCAATGCTCCAATAAACAATTCTTTAGACGTTCAAAGCAGAGAATTGCGTCCAAGGCACTTTACAAACTCTATTGACTTAACAGTTGAACCTGTAGAGGGTGTCACTACACAAACTGATCTTGGATTTACGGCACCTGATGGAGAAAATATTAAGCGTTCTTCTGATATTATTACCCTAGATTATACAGAAATTGAGTGGTTGAAGCAAAACTTTGCCACAAGAACTGAAAGTATAACACCTTTCTTAGTTAGTTTTTGGCAAGCATCTGTTGAACTAAGTCCTTCATCAGATACATGGGTTGATACTGCAAGAGTTGAAGCAAAAATTGTCCAAACTGAGGGTAATTATGCAGAAGAAATGGCAAAAGCCACAAGACGATTTGGTGAAGCTGATCCACAAACTGGATTCTTCCCTGTTCAATGGAATTCTTGGCAAACCACATGGACTGGAACAGAGCAAACTCAAAGAGATGGTGGAACTAGAACAGAGACTCGTCCTGGTGGTGGAGGAGCAAGAACTGTTGTTAGAGAACGTCATCAACAAGGACGTGGAGGAAGAAGGTTGACTCGCACTTGGACTGAATCTTCCACAACCACAACTTTCCAAGACACCATAACTGATACATTCAGAATTGGAACCGATAATAGAAGAGGTCAGAAAACTCTTATTACTGAGAGATTCGATCAAACTTCAATGGGTGACAGAGTTATTAGTAGAGATCTCATCGCATTAATGCGCTCTAGAAACATACAATTTGTCGCTAATAAAGTAAGACCTCTTACTAGAATATATCCATTCTTTGACTCTAGAGATGTAAGTAAGTATTGTGTTCCAAAGTTGTTAGAAATTACAATGACTTCTGGTGTATTTCAGGTTGGAGAGACAGTTTTTGGTAAAATGGAGGGCACTGGTTTAGGAAACAGAGGATCTAAAACACCTGCAATTAGATTTAGAGTTGCTCAAGCCAATCATAAAGAAGGTCCATTCAATGCTCCTACTCAAGTCTATAGAAATAATCCATATCTGTCCCAAGTTTCTCCAACTGCAGTTGAAACATTCTTAGGAACTCCTGGTCAAGTTCAAGTTCCAGGTCAAGGAAATGTGTTACCCGAAACATATTCTTCAACATCATCAGTTCTGAATGTTGATACTTATGCACTTTCTTTGCAAGCACAAGGTGAATACTTTGGATATGTCGCTAAAGACATGGTTCTCGTTGGTCAGACCAGTGGAGCACAAGCAACCATTTCAAGTCTAAGATTGATGTCAGACTTGGGTTCAACTTTGATAGGAAGTTTTTATATTCCAGATCCAAATATTGGAGGGAATCCCAAGTTTGAAACTGGAGATAAAACTTTCACATTAGTTGATGATTCTAATAATGATCAGAATGTTGCATCTACCATTGGTGAGCAAAAATATACTGCAAAAGGAACACTTGAAACTGTTCAAGAGCAAATTGTTTCTGTTAGAAATGCTGAGATTCAAATTAGACATGAAACTGAAAGCAAAGCAAGAAGAGACTTTTTTGGTTCATCAAAAGCAAGCACTGTAATTGATTCAGTGACCACCGAAACTACCGTCACTGAGTGGTATGATCCCTTAGCGCAATCATTCCAAGTCTTAGATGAGACTGGTGTATTTGTTACAAGTTGCGATGTATTCTTCCAGACCAAGGATGACATGGATATTCCCATGACATTCCAAATTCGTACCATGCAAAATGGTGTTCCAACTCAGAAGATTCTTCCCTTCTCTGAAATTATTTTAACACCAGATCAAATCAATATTTCTGCTGATGGAACAGTACCAACTACATTTAATTTTAAAGCACCGGTTTACCTTGAGGGTGGTGGAGAATATGCAATAACACTTGCCTCTTGGTCTACAAAATATAGAGTGTTTATTTCTAGAGTTGGAGAATCTGATCTTTTGACTGATGAATTCATCTCCAACCAACCATACCTTGGATCTCTGTTTAAATCACAGAATGCTTCTACATGGGAACCAAGTCAATGGGAGGATCTTAAGTTCACCATACGTCGCGCAGATTTTGTGCAGAATGGTTCACTTGAGGTTTATAACCCAATTCTTGGAGAAGGTAATGGACAGATTCCAACTCTCCAACCTGACTCCATCAATATCAGTTCTAAGAAAATTAGAGTTGGTTTAGGAACAACTGTTTTTGGAAGTAATGCTCTTGAAATTGGAAATACTTTCTCACAGCAGGGATCAAATGCAACCGGTAACTTTGTGGGATCAGCTGGATCTGGAACTGGCGCATTGACAATTACAAATGCAGGAATTGGTTACACTCCAAGTTCCGGCGCACTGACTTATACCGGAGTTGCTTTGACGAGTATTACTGGATCTGGTCAGAATCTAACTGCTAATATTTCAGTTAATAATGGCGTTGCTGTTGGAGCAACCGTTGTTAACGGTGGTTCTGGTTATGTTGTCGGTGATGTTCTTGGCATTAGTAGTCTTGGTAACAATCCAGCAGGTAGAAATGCAAGATTCTCTCTTGTATCACTTGCTAGCACAAACGAAATTATATTTGATAATGTTCAGGGAGATTTTGAAGTTGGCGTAGGTAAAACTCTACAGTTTACAAATAGTTCTGGTTCTTTAGTAACATTGAATGGCGCTAACGGTAATGTAACACCAACAGAAATTAGAGCAGTTGGTAATAACGATGGTCTTCACCTTATTGTTGACCATAAGAACCATGGTATGTACCATGAAAATAATAGAGTTACAATATCTGGTGTAGAGAGTGATGTCGTACCAACTAAATTAACCTCACCATATAGTGCAGATTCAACTGCTGACCTTCTTGTAGAAAACTCTTCGGAGTTTAGCACATTTGAGAATATTGGTGTTGGAACGACAACTGCTGGTTATGTAAAAATTGGTGATGAAATTCTTACTTACACTGACACATCTACCGGAACAATTAGTGGTATTACTAGAGGATCTAATTCTAAAAATTATGTTGTAGGAACACCCGTATACAAATATGAAATGGGTGGAGTTTCTCTACGAAGAGTTAACAAAACACACGTATTGAATGATGCTACTCTCTCCAATCCAATTGGATTTGATTCATATACAATTAAAGTTGATATGAGTTCTGATGGAGTTAATAGAAGTGTAGGAACTAATTTCCCAGTGCTTTACTATAATGAAACAAAGTCTGATGGTGGATATGATATTAAAGCGACTCAAAACATGCCATTTGAGGCCATTGTTCCTTCCGTTCAAAACGTAACTGTTCCAGGAACAACCATTAGCGCAACAGTCAGAACAACAACAGGATCAAACCTTAGTAATGGTTCTGGTCAAAACTTACCAGTTCCGTTTAACAATGCTGGTACTGAAGATGTAACTCTCAACGCAACAAATTACTTCTCATCTCCAAGAATTATTGCATCTAGAGTAAATGAAACAAATAGTGCGATTTTACAACAATTGCCTGGTGATCGTTCATTCAACATGTCAATTTCACTTGAGTCTTCTGATTCTCGTTTAAGTCCAATTATTGACGCGCAAAGAGTGAGTGCTATCCTTGTTTCAAACAGAGTTGACGCACCAATTTCAAACTACGCTGAGGATAATAGGGTCAATTCGATTGATGATGATCCCAATGCATTCCAATATATCTCTGGAGAAAATACTTTAGAAACTTCTGCGACAAGTATTAAGATTCTTCTTACTGCTCACATTAATCAATTTAATGATATAAGAGCATTCTATGCAATTGGTGAGGATCAAGGATTTACACCGATCTTTGAAGCATTCCCAGGGTATACCTCAAATAATGATGGATCATCAGATAGAGTTGTTCCTCCAGCGAATGCATCAGAGGGTTTCCTATCTAGAGATTTGACATTCAAAGAGCATGAGTTCAGTGTTGATAATTTACCTGCCTTTAAGTCTTATCGTATTAAGTTGATTGCTACTTCTACCAATCAGGCATACGCTCCAAGAATTAAAGAACTGAGAACAATAACTTTAGCATAATATGGAAGACATAAGAGTAGAGGGTCATTCTGATTTAGTCAGAGATCCTGTGACAAATGCAATCATTAATACAAACAAAAGTAAATACGAGGAGTATATTTCTCGTAGAAACATCAAAAAAAGTGAAACTCAAAAAGTGCATGATCTTGAAGATGAGTTATCATGTATCAAAGATGATTTAAATGAAATCAAGTCGCTCTTAAAGGAGATTATCAAATGAATCCTGATCAAATTGAAATTAAAAATTTGTCCAAAAATTTTGCGTATACTCAAGTTGCAACAGAGATAGATAGTTGTGATGACTGTGAAGAACTCCGTAATATTGCAAAGTCTTTTTGTAAACTTTATTATAAACAGCAGGAAACAATGCAAATCATAGGACTGACGGATGGCAACTAAAAAGATAACCTTTGATCCAAATGCAGATTCATCACCAGCTGCTAATTTTACTATTTTAGGTGGAGCAAATTTTAATGGAAATTTTGAGGTAGTTACAACTTCAAACACATCCTTTGATTTTACAGGTTACTCTGGGTCATCACAAATGACTAAGAGTACTGCCGTTGGATCAACTTCTTTTCCTGCAGCAACCTTTGTTGTTGGGTTTACTAGTGCTGCCGCAGGAAAAGTTCGCATTTCTCTTGGGGGTACAACAACTCAGTCTTTAACTGAAGGTCGATACGTCTATGATTTTATAGTCGGTTCTGGTAGTACCATATATACATTAGTTAATGGTAATATTCTTGTTCGACCAGGGGTGTCGTCTATAAGCACACTATAAATACTAAAAGATAGTATATCATAAATGGCACAACCATCTAACAGGGCACAACTCATAAACTATTGCAAGAGGCAGTTAGGTGCTCCTGTATTGGAGATTAATATTGCCGATGAACAAGTAGAAGATTTGGTTGATGATGCTTTACAATATTTCCACGAAAGACATTATGATGGCGTTATTCAGACATACCTAAAATATAAAATAACACAAGATGATATTGATAGGGGAAGAGGTAAAGCTGCTACCAATCCTATCGGTATTGTCACAACAACTGCAGAGTCAACTATTGTTGGAACTGCGGTAACATTTTCTTACGAGGAAAACAGCAACTATATCCAAATTCCACCAGCGGTTATTGGTATAAGTAAAATTTTTAGATTTGACGGTGCTAACACTGCAACTAGTAATATGTTCAGTGTCAAGTATCAGTTGTTTTTAAATGACATGTATTATTTCGGTTCAACCGAAATTTTAACTTATGCAATGACAAAGAGTTATTTGGAAGATTTAGATTTTTCATTAACAACAGAGAAGCAAATTAGATTTAATCAAAGACAAGATAGATTGTATTTGGATATTGATTGGGCAAGTGTTATTGTAGATGATTATCTGGTTATTGATTGCTATAGACTTTTAGATCCAAATGATTTCTCAAGAGTATACAACGACTTCTTTGTGAAAAAATATCTTACTGCATTGATGAAGCGTCAGTGGGGTCAAAATTTAATCAAGTTCCAAGGTGTTAAATTACCTGGTGGTGTTGAGTTGAATGGAAGGCAGTTGTATGATGATGCAGAAAAAGAATTAGAAATTATTAGGGAGCAAATGTCCAACACTTATGAAATTCCTCCCCTTGACTTTATTGGTTAATTATCATGTTAAATCCATTTTTTCAACAGGGTTCTCGCGGTGAACAGAGTCTTGTTCAGGACTTAATCAACGAGCAATTAAGAATGTATGGAGTGGAAGTTCACTTCATGCCAAGAAAATATATTACAGAAAATAGTATTATAAGAGAGGTAATTGAATCTAAGTTTGATGATGCATATCCCATAGAAGCATACGTTGAAAATTTTGATGGATATGGAGATAGTCCAACGTTGTTGTCTAAGTTTGGAATACAGCAAACAAATGAGATAACTCTCATTATTTCAAAGGAAAGGTTTGAAAGTTATATTTCTCCTTTGATAAAGAACGAAGAAAATATTAAATTATCAACAAGACCAAAAGAGGGAGATTTAATTTATTTTCCCTTAGGAGATCGTCTGTTTGAAATTAAATATGTTGAGCATGAGAAACCATTTTATCAACTACAGAAAAACTATGTGTATGAGTTGAGATGCGAACTCTTCCGTATTGAAAATGAAATTATTGATACAGGTGTAGATGAAATTGATGACACCCTTGAGGGAATTGAAGGTGCTGATGGAGATACTATTTTCCAAGGTGTGGGTATTCAGAAACTCACCTTGGTTGGAACTGCATCTCAGGCAACTGCTATAACTGGTATTGTCACTGGTGCAATCAGACGCATAGGTATTACAAATAGAGGATCTAATTATATTGTTCCTCCAAGAGTTGCGATATCTTCAGCGCCATCAAGTGGTGTCACTGGTATTGCAACAGTGTTTACTCGTGGAGGAGTTATTGTATGCACGGGTGCTGCAAGCCCTGACGGTAATCAAGTGGTTGCTCAAAGTGTACCATTAATAAACCCTGGTTCAGGTTATACTGTTGCACCTAAAATTCAGTTCTTCACTAATAATGCAGATGGAACAGGATCAGGTGCAGCAGGAACATCAGTCCTTAGTACAGAGGGCGCTATCGGTATTGTAACACTCACCTCAGGCGGTTCAGGTTACACTACATCGCCTACAATTACCTTCACAGGTATATCTACTGTCTCTGCTGCTGCAACCGCTGTTATAAGCGCAGCAGGGACCATCTCTGCGATCTATATTACCAATACTGGTCTTGGATATACATTAGCACCAACAATCAGTATTGCATCACCAGGATCGTCAGGAAGTGGAAACTTCAGTTTTAACGAAACTGTTACAGGTGGAACTTCTGGTGCGACTGCAAGAGTTAGAAAATGGGATTCTTCAGTTAGAGAATTGGATATCTATGATGTTGATGGAATATTCCTCAAAGGAGAAACTATCACGGGTGCAACATCTGGCGCAACTAACCTGATTTTAGAAACATCAACTAGTCCCGCTGATGATGGATATGCTGATAATGATAATTTTGAATTAGAGGCAGATGCAATATTAGACTTCTCAGAATCAAATCCTTTTGGTACGCCATAAATACAGGTATAGAAGGTAACCAAAATGTTTGAGTATTTTTATAACGAAATATTGAGAAAGACCATTATTTCTTTTGGTACTCTTTTCAATGGTTTAGAAATTCAGCAAAAAGACTCATCTGATAATACAACAAGTATTGTCAAAGTTCCTCTTGCTTATGGACCTACTCAAAAGTTTTTGGCACGTCTCGAACAGACAGCAGATTTAAATAAATCTACAGCGATGTCTCTACCCAGGATGTCATTTGAATTTACTGGATTGACTTATGATCCCACTAGAAAGGTAACTACAACACAACAGTTTACCGTAAAGGATCCAACGTCAGAAAGCAATACTAAAAAGAATTATATGCCAGTTCCATACAATATGGCATTTGAACTGAGTGTCATGGCAAAATTAAATGATGATGCTTTACAGATTGTAGAGCAAATTTTACCATATTTTCAACCAGCATATAATCTCACCGTTAATTTAGTTGGATCAATAAACGAGAAAAGAGATATTCCTATTGTATTAGAAAACATAACAATGCAAGATGATTATGAAGGAGACTTTAAAACACGTAGGGTCTTACTTTATACTTTAAGATTTACTGCAAAAACATATTTGTTTGGACCAGTTTCAGATGCAACGAAAAATATCGTTCGTTCTTCCAGGATCAGTTATCTTGCTGGAACAGATACTACAAACACAGACAGAGATATTACATACAGAGTTACTCCAAGGGCAATCAAAAATTATACAGGAAATGTCCTTACTAACCTTTCAACAGATGTTGTTATTGCAGACACTGTGTTTGAGGTTGAGAGTGCATCCGGGATTACCGCTAAGACATACATTGATATTGACAATGAGCAACTATTTGTAAAATCAATTAATGGCAAAAAAATTACAGTTGAGAGAGGACAAGATGGAACACCCATCGAAGACCATGTTAGAGGTGCTGCCGTTCTTTCAATTACTGATGCTGATGATGATCTGATCCCAATGGGAGATGATTTTGGATTTGATGGAATTATAGAATGAAAATGACAAAGCAATTTAACGAATTAAATGATGAGTTCAATGTCTCAGCAGATGTTGTTCAATCTGAAGTTGTTAAAGACAAAATTGAAAAGGTGAGAGAATCTGTAGATGATGTAAAAAAAGATTATGAGTACACTCGTGGTAATCTTTACAGTATCATTGAGAAAGGACAAGAGGCACTCAATGGTATCTTAGAGTTAGCGCAAGAAAGTGAAATGCCAAGAGCATATGAAGTTGCTGGTCAGTTAATTAAAAACGTCGCTGATGCAACTGATAAGTTAATGAAGTTACAGAAAGAACTTAAGGATGTCAATGAAGAATCCGCCAAGGGACCAACGAATGTAACCAACGCTCTATTTGTAGGATCTACAGCAGATCTTGCAAAATTATTAAAGAGTGAAAGTCAAAAGGACAATAAATAATCTGGGGAGAGAAATCCCAAAGTACCAAGGTTACTAATACAATGTCAAAAGAGGATTTACCTTCAATTGATGATTATATTGTAGATCTAAATGATTTACCGTCAGTCGAAGATTACTTAGCAGAAGAAGTTAAAACGGAATTACCTTCTGTTGAGGATTATATTGAAGAAGAAGAGATAGAAGAAGCAGTTCAAACTATAGAGGATGCTGATGGAAATACTTTTGCGGAAGTAAAAGATATAATTCCACCATTCCCAGAATTAATTCGTCTGATTAACGATGTTAGAAAAGACATCCCAGACATCCCGGAAATAAAGTATTACGATAAAGAATTAGAAAATCTAACAGAACAAATTAATCAGGTAAGAGATGAGATACCTGAGGTTAGATACTATGAAACAGAGATAGAGGCAATCTGTAAACAGATTGATCTTGTAAAAGAAGTAATAGAAAAGAATGCTGCAGATATACCAGAAATAAAATATTATGACGATCAAATCAGTATATTAGAACAACGCCTTGAGCAGGTAAATCAGAATATTGAGGAATTACCTGAACCAAAATATTATGAAGAAGATATTCAGTCTCTTAGAATAGCAGTTCAAGAAGTACAAGATCAAATTCCTACATTCCCCAAGTGGGTCAATGAGGTAAATGAAGTCCCTGATTTCTCATGGATTGGAAAGACCTTCAGTGTCATCGATGATGATTTTGTTAAAGTCCATGATGCTGTTGAGGGACTGAGAGGTAAGGTTGAATATGACCTGGATAGAATTGAAGAACACTTTGATAAAAAAGAATTTGAAACTAGAACTGAGTTTAATGAATTAAGAGAAAGTATCAATACTAGGTTTGATACAGAAAAAGAAAAGATTTGGAAAGAAATCAAAGAGACCTCCATGCGTATGTGGGGTCATCATAAAGAGTTTAAAGATGATGATAGAAAATTAAAGAAGCAACTACTCGGTGAGTATAATCTTCTTAAACAGACACTTAAGAAAGATCTTAAAGAAGTAAACAGAGAAAGTGTAAAAACTGATGAACTGCTTCTGGGATATTTTAATGATTTAAAGAAGGAAATCTCAGAATTACCTGAAGTAAAATATTATGATAAACAAATTAGTGATGTAAGAGATGAATTTAAAGATGGACTCAGATCCTTAAAAATTATAGTTGAAGAGATTAGGGGTAAACAAGAGGTCTTAAAAGAAGAGATCAATAGCAGACCTATTCAACCTGATCCTAGTGAGTCTAATATTGACCCCCTAACTCCAACTGATCAAAACTTTGCTACACATGAAGATCTAGCGAAGCACTACAAGTTATTCATCAATAGAATTCAACAGCAACTTTATACCATTGGTGGCGGTGGTGCTGGATTCATCAAAGACCTTGATGATGTAAGTTTTGATACAGGAATAGGTACAGATAAACTTTTAATCTATAACGGATCAAAGTGGGTTGGAATTGCAAGCACAGCACTTTCTGGTACTGGAGAAGCAACAGTATTAGCAGATGGTGCAACCGGAGTTAGTCTTACTCTTACTGGAAATCTGAGTGTTGGTGGAACAATAACTTATGATGATGTAACTTATGTTGATTCAATTGGTATTGCCACTGCTAGAAGTGGTTTAGAAATTGGTGCTGGTAGTCAGACCACAATAATAAAACTTGAAGCTGCAACAGCGACAACTACTACTACATCTGAGTCTAATATAGATACTTTTAGTGCAAGTATCTTTAGATCTGCACAATATCAAATTCAAATAACGCAAGGAACATCATATCAGGTGACAACACTAAACGTTTTGCACGACGGAACTAATGTTTATCTGTCAGAATTTGGGACAATAAAAACAACATCTGGTTCTCTTGCAACATTTGATGCAGACATTAACTCTGGTAATGTGAGAGTTAGAGCAACTCCAAGTTCTAGTTCATCAACGATATTTAAAATTTCAAAGACGCTAACAAAAGTATGAAATCTTTTAAGCAGTTCTTATCAGAACAACCCACAAATAGTGTTGGAAGTGATGGATATTCAAACGCCGCTGATGTTTCTGGTCCAGTGGCAGGAGCAGATCCCAGATTGTTTCCTGCAGACATTGATGACTTATCACAGGACTATCAAACTCCGGCAGAATCTGGAGAGGCAAAGTGGAGATTTTCCAATGTCTATCCCGTTATGAAGTTGTCTTTGAGTAAATCAAGCGATGGTCCATCTATTGATAGTATGGTCGCAGCATCCAAGATGTTTGTAGATAGGATGGACGAAAATAACTATCAAAGGGTTAGAAAAACTTTTGGTCAATTCCAAGAAGGTTGGAGTAATAAATATAAAAAGAGTATTGATTGCTCTAATCCTAAGGGATTTTCCCAAAGAGCGCACTGTGCGGGTCGTAAAAAGAAATGAGTAACCCACGTATTCCAAGAAAATCTGGTCAACCAGCAAACTCCAAAAAGCACTCGGACCTTTATACGGATGAAAATCCAAAAGGCACGATTCATGGACTTGGATTCAAGGACGTTGCAACCGCTAAAGCATCTGTTTCTAAGATTCGCAATTCATCAAGATCTCATGCTCACAAAATCCAGGCAGCAGTTGCTATGGAACAGAGAGCAAGAGAAATGGGTAAGACTTCAGAAGCAGCGGTCTATAGAAAATTCATCAACTCAATGAAGAAGAAGACCAAAAAAATGAATGAAGCGCAAGATTATTCTGAAAAAGATAAGATTATGAATAGAGCAAAACCTCTTCATAAACATCTCTATAAGAGTCTTCATAAGAAGGATACTTCTGGTGATGTAAACGAAGAAAAAAAGAATGGTCGTTGCCCTGAGGGACAATATTATTGTTACACCGATAAGAAGTGTAAACCAATCCCCAAAGGATTTAAAATGGTTGGACGCTCTGGTTATCTTCGTAAAGAGAATGGTCATTCCGTTGATGATACCAAGAAAAATGGTAACGGCAATGGAAACGGTAATGGTAATGGTAATGGTGGTAATGGTAACGGAAACGGTGGTAATGGTATAAGTGAAGAAGGTCTCCGTGATTGGTTTGGTAAGTCCAAATCAAAAGATGGTAAGAAAGGTTGGGTTCAAGTTGTATCAGGTAAACCCTGTGCTCGCCAACCAGGGCAGAAGTCAACACCTAAGTGTGTGTCATCTGCAAAGAGATCAAGCATGAGCAAATCTGAAAGAAAATCTGCTCAAAGAAGGAAGAGATCTGCTGATCCAGGTCAACCACAAAAAACAGGAGCAGCAAAACCAACTTACGTTTCAACTGACAAACCAAAGAAAATGAAAGAATCAGCACAAATCCAGGAAAAAGCAGGGACCAAAGATGCTTGTTACCATAAGGTCAAGTCTCGTTATTCTGTATGGCCTTCTGCATATGCCTCAGGTGCTTTGGTTAAGTGTCGTAAGGTTGGTGCTGCCAACTGGGGTAATAAATCTAAAACAAAGAAAGAAGAGTTTGAGATCTCAGATTGGAGAACAGAACTCGATGAAAAGTGCTGGAAGGGATATGAAAAGAAAGGTATGAAGACTATGTTTGGAAAGAGATATCCAAACTGTGTCAAAAAGACCAAAAAAGAAGAGGTAGAATATATTGATGAAAAGAAAGGTTGTATGCACAATCACAAAGGTGAAGAGTGTCCGGTACATGGTAACAAAGAATGCCCAGCAATTGAAGAAGCAGTGAGAGTTCCAGCAAAGACTGGTAACATTGTAAATGCTTACTTTAGATTTAGAAGTAACTACATCTCTCTGAAGATGTTCTTCCCACAAACTTCTGTTCCCAATAAAGCAGACGTTCAATCTCAAGTTGAAAAAGTCTACCCAGGTGCAAGACTTCTCTCATTCCAAGTTTCTGATTTTGAACCAGGAGAACCTCTCCTACATACTGAAGACTGGCAAAAGAAGTCCGGTAAAAACCCAGAGGGTGGATTGAATGAAAAAGGAAGAAAGAGTTATGAACGTCAGAATCCAGGAAGCGATCTTAAGAGACCTTCAAAGAAAGCTGGAAACCCTCGTAGAAAGAGCTTTTGTGCGCGTATGAAAGGAATGAAGAAAAAATTGACTTCTGCTAAAACTGCTAATGACCCAGATAGCAGAATCAATAAATCATTAAGAGCCTGGAACTGCTGATTAATATATGTCTGATAATGTATACCTTGGCAATCCCAATTTAAAAAAAGCAAATACACCCATAGAATTCACGGAAGATCAAATCCGTGAATTCTTAAGATGTAAAGATGACCCTGTTTACTTCTCAAGCAATTACGTAAAAATCGTTTCTCTTGATGAAGGATTGGTTCCCTTTAAACCCTATGATTTTCAAGAGAAATTAATAAGAAGATTTCACGAGAATAGATTTAATATTTGTAAGATGCCACGTCAGACTGGTAAGTCTACAACTTGCGTATCTTATCTTTTACACTATTTAATTTTTAATGATAGCGTGAACATTGGTATTCTTGCTAACAAGGCAGCGACTGCTAGAGAATTGTTAGGAAGATTAGCAACTGCATATGAAAACTTGCCCAAATGGATGCAACAGGGTATTATTGCATGGAATAAAGGAAACATCGAATTAGAAAATGGCAGCAAGATATTGGCAGCATCTACGTCTGCAAGTGCTGTCCGAGGTATGTCGTTTAATATTCTCTTTCTCGACGAGTTCGCCTTCGTCCCAAATCACGTTGCTGACTCGTTCTTTGCCTCTGTTTATCCTACTATTACTTCTGGTAAAAGTACCAAGGTAATTATTGTATCCACTCCACATGGTATGAATCATTTCTACCGTCTGTGGCATGATGCCGAAAAGGATAAAAATGAATATATCCCAACTGATGTTCACTGGTCAGAAGTTCCAGGTAGAGACGAAAAATGGAAACGTCAGACAATTGCTAATACATCAGAGCAGCAATTTAAAATTGAGTTTGAGTGTGAATTTCTTGGATCTATTGACACGCTCATTGCTCCAAGCAAATTACGAACTCTTGTATATGAAAATCCACAGATCAGTAATGCTGGTTTGGATGTATATGTAGATCCAGATCAAAAACACGACTATGTAATAACTGTTGACGTTGCAAGAGGAGTTGGTGAAGATTACTCTGCTTTTGTTGTGGTTGATATAACAGAGTTTCCACACAAGGTTGTTGCAAAGTATAGAAACAATGATATCAAACCAATGTTGTTCCCCAATATTATTTGGGAGATAGCAAAGAAGTATAATAATGCATTCGTTTTATGTGAGGTAAATGATATTGGAGATCAAGTTGCTTCAATCTTAAACTATGACCTTGAGTATCAAAACTTGCTCATGTGTTCAATGCGTGGTAGAGCAGGTCAAATTGTAGGACAGGGATTCTCTGGCAAGAAAACGCAACTTGGCGTGAAGATGAGTAAGACTGTCAAAAAAGTTGGTTCTCTCAATCTTAAAACCATGATTGAGAAAAGTAAACTATTATTCAGTGATTATGAAATCATTTCAGAGTTAACAACTTTTATTTCAAAGAGTAATTCTTTTGAGGCAGAGGAGGGATGTAACGATGACTTAGCAATGTGTCTTGTCATCTATGCCTGGTTAGTTCAACAAGACTACTTTAAAGAACTCACAGACCAGGACATTAGAAAGAGATTATATGAAGAACAGAAGAATCAAATCGAACAGGACATGGCACCATTTGGGTTTATGTCTGATGGATTAGACGATAACAGTTTTGTAGATAATGACGGTGATAGGTGGTTCAAAGCAGATGAATATGGTGATAGATCTTTTATGTGGGAATATCACTAATGGAATTTGATAAGCAGATTAAGTTAGGACACTTACTGCTTACTGAAAGAAAGTGTAGAGTCTGTGGACAGACAAAGAATTTAGTCGATGGATTTTATAGAACTAGAAAGGATAGAGGACCAGTAGCATCTTCATTCTCATATGAGTGTAAAGAATGCACGATTAAAAGAATAACAAAATCAAAAACCAAGTCTGACTTACGGTGGGAATACCCAGATTGGTAATTCACGTCACGTTTCCCCCCTGAAAGTGCTCATAATTCTAAATAATTCTTAGATAAATCGAGATCACGGAGAAAAACATGGCGACTCCACAATTATCTCCTGGAGTACTTGTTAGGGAGGTTGACTTAACAGTAGGAAGAGCAGATAATGTTCTAGATAACATTGGTGCAATTGCGGGTCCTTTCCCACTTGGACCAGTTAATGAACCAATTCTGGTTACCAACGAAACAGATTTAATTAACGTTTTTGGTAAACCACTTTCTACTGATAGTCAGTACGAGTATTGGATGAGTGCAGCATCCTTCCTTTCTTATGGAGGAGTCCTTAAGGTAATCAGAGCAAGCGATGATGACCTGAACAATGCTAACGCTGGTGTTGGTATGGCATCTACTGATGCTCTGCAGGTTCTGAACTATGATGATTATCAGAACAACCACACCAACGCACAAGATTTTACTTATGCTGCTAAGAACCCAGGTTCTTGGGGTAACGAACTGAAGATTTGCCAAATTGATGATTTTGGCGATCAGATCATCGGTATCGGAACCACCAATGTTCTTGCAACTGGCGCACAGATTGGTTTCGGAGTCACCGCTCCTTTAGCTGCTGTCACCATTCCAGGAAGCGGTTCGACCACAGCATTTACTGGATTCTTAAAAGGTATCGTCACTGGTGTTACCACGGATGCAACGAACGGAAACAGCGAGATTGTTGTTAAGGTTGTATCTAGGGTTAATACTGCTGGATCAGAAACTAAGATTAGTTATCAGCAGGGAACTGCATTTGCGGCGTTTGACACCTCAGATTCACTCAGATTCATAAACAACTCTGGTGTGCATACCACTGGTGTTAATCCGGTTGATAGTCATACTCCAGCATCTGTCCTTGACTGGTATGACCAGCAAACTCTGGGTCTTCAAAACGCAACTATTTATTGGAAAGAAGTTGCGCCAAGACCTAGCACAAACGTGTATGTCTCTGACAGAAACGGTAAGAACGATGGTATTCACGTTGCCGTTGTAGATGATAATGGTGGAATCACTGGTATTAGAGGTAATATCATTGAGAAGCATATCAATCTTTCTAAGGCAGCAGACGCTATCTCTGCTGTAAATGCACCAGACAAGATCTACTATAAAGAGTTCATTGCAGACGGTTCTGCTAACATCTACGCAGGTAAGAGTCCTGCTAGTGCTGCTGATGCTTTCCACGGAACCACACCAACAGCACTTGGATTCTCAACAGACTTCACCAAGGTAACAACTGGTGGTGGTCTCTGGGGTCAAAATGCACAAGATACGAACTTCAACGGAATTGGTAATGTAACTTACACCCTCAAAGGTGGTGAGGACTATGCTGCTGGTGTTCCTGCCTACGGAGAATACATAAACGGTGGTATGACTGCCACACTTGGCAATCTCAACACTGCAATTGATAAAATATCCAACAAAGATGAAGAAGCAGTTGACTTCTTAATCATGGGTCCTGGTTTGGGAAGCAAATCTGAATCTCAAGCAAAAGCAGGTAAGTTGCTTACTATCGCTACAGCAAGAAAAGATTGTATGGCTGTCATTGGTCCCCACAGAGCGGACCTTGTAGGTGTCACTGAATCTACAACCCAGACAAACAATTTGATTGATTTCTTCAGTCCATTACAATCAACCTCCTACGGTGTGTTTGATTCTGGTTATGCTTATAAGTATGACAGATTCAACAATGAGTTCCGTTTCGTCCCAACAAACGGAGACGTTGCCGGATTGATGGTAAGGACAGCGATTAACGCATATCCTTGGTTCTCACCTGCTGGTCAGCAACGTGGTGTTCTTAACAACGTTGTTAAGTTGGCATACAACCCAACTAAAACACAGAGAGATCAACTTTATCCTCTGAGAATCAACTCTATGATTACTAAACCAGGTGTTGGAACACTCCTCTTCGGTGATAAAACTGCACTTGGTCACGCATCTGCATTTGATAGGATCAACGTTCGTCGCTTGTTCCTTACTGTTGAGCAAGCACTCGAAAGTGCAGCAGAAGCACAACTCTTTGAACTCAATGATGAGTTAACAAGAGCAAACTTTAGAAACATCGTCGAACCTTACTTGAGAGATGTTGAAGCGAAGCGAGGAGTTTACGGATTCCTTGTTGTTTGCGACACATCAAATAACACTCCCGATGTTATTGATAATAATGAATTTAGAGCAGACATCTTCTTAAAACCTGCCAAATCGATTAACTACATCACTCTTACCTTTGTTGCTACCAGAACTGGCGTCAGTTTTGAAGAAGTAGCAGGCAGAGTTTGATAAAAATATCTAAATAACAAAAGGAGGATTAAACAATGGCAACTTCAAGAGAAAACAAGACTATTTCTCAATTTAAATCAGCACTGATTGGGGGTGGCGCACGCCCCAATCTATTTGAAGTAGAAATGCCGCTTTTACCAAATGGTATTGCTTGGGACGCAGACAGTTTCAGATTTCTCTGTAAGGCAGCAGCACTTCCTGCTCAAAACATCGCTAACATCGATGTTCCCTTCAGAGGTCGTACTTTCAAGGTTGCTGGAGACAGAACCATTGATACTTGGACGGTAACAGTTATCAACGATGAAACGTTTGCTCTCCGTAATGCATTTGAACAGTGGTCAGATTTGATTGCTAGATTGGATAACAATCTTGGCGCAACTGATCCATCTGCATACATGGTTAATGCTAAGGTATTCCAACTCGGTAGAGGAGCGAGTGCTGGTAGCGTAACCAACCAAGGTGACAGAAATTCTGTTCTGAAAGAGTATGAATTCGTAGACATTTTCCCAACTAATGTCTCACAGATCGATGTTTCCTATGATAGCACCGATACAATTGAAGAATTCACTGTAGAATTCCAAGTACAGACATTTAGAGCTGTCGATGCAGGCGGTCCTAACGGTTGATAAATAGTAGAAAGATAAACCAGTAATAAATTATGTCCAAATTATTTGGGTTCTCGATAGAGGACACTGAACCACTATCTACCGGTGCGGTCTCACCCATTCCTCCTAACAACGAGGATGGGTCTGACCACTATGCTAGTAGTGGTTTTTTTGGTTCTTATGTTGATTTAGAAGGCGTATACAAAACTGAGTTTGAATTAATCAAACGCTATCGTGAGATGGCACTTCATCCTGAGGTTGATAGTGCCATTGAAGATATTGTAAATGAAGCAGTCGTATCAGATAGTAATGATAGTCCAGTAGAAATTGAACTGTCACATCTAAATGCTAGCGATGGCATCAAAACTAAAATTCGTAAAGAATTCAAATACATCCTTGACCTGCTAGATTTTGATAAAAAAGCACATGAAATTTATCGCAATTGGTATGTTGATGGTCGTATTTTCTATCATAAAATTATTGACCTGAAGAATCCACAAGAAGGTATTCAAGAGTTACGTTATATTGACGCAATGAAAATGCGTTATGTTAGACAAGAGAAAAAGAAACCAGGTGATAAAGCAATTCAAATTAGACAACTTAATAACTTACAGAGAGATAATCCGTTAGATTATAGTTTCCCTGAATTAGAAGAGTATTTCATCTATAATCCAAAAATACAATTCCCCACGGCAAATCCAACCCAAAGCGGACAGGGTACGGGAATCAAAATGACAAAAGATTCTGTTGTTTATTGTACCTCAGGTCTTGTAGATAGAAACAAAGGTAATAATCTTTCTTATCTTCACAAAGCAATCAAGTCACTTAATCAACTGAGAATGATTGAGGATTCT